TGGTAATTGGATGGCACAAGCATTAAACATGGCCCGACAGTATGCTCCTGCCATGGCCAAGCTTGGTGTTGGCACAGCCATGCTGGCACCTACCGGCACAGGTCCTGCAGTTCCATCCATGGGTCGTATGCGTGGTATGGAAATCAATCCTTTGACTGGACGTCCATGGACACCAGATCAAATTGCACAGTATGAACAAAACTATGCTGTGTTTGATCAGCAACTGGCCGCGCCACAAATGCGCAGATAAGTAAATTACTATGGACTTACAATCAACTCTAGAGCAAACTTTTGCCACAAATTTTCAGGTGTATTTTCGCACACACAGCGCCCACGTCAACATTGTTGGCCGTAACTTCTACAGCGACCACAAGTTGCTACAAAAGATCTACGAAGGCCTGCAGGGCGATATCGATACCTTGGGCGAATTACTGCGCACCATTCAAGCTTTCTTTCCAAGAAGCTTGAATGAAGTTGTCAACAACAGTGCTGCCTCTGATTCATCAATGCAAGGCACCAGCTTGGAATTGCTGGAAAGTGTGTATGATGACATTGATATCTTAATCGATCAATACACTGAATTGTATTCAGCTGCCGAAGATGAAGGTCACATTGAGATCAGCAACTTTGCACAAGATCAAATTCGTGTCATGCGCAAGACTTGCTGGATGTTGCGTAGTATTTTGGAAAATGACCATGGCGCAGATTCTGACACTTTCTACGACAATGACTAATACCACAGGTGTAATAGATCGCATGCCAGATGAGGCCGCTGACTTGGCCTTGCATGTTGCTCTCTGCGAACAACGTTACATGCAGTTGATCAACAAGTTTGATCAAGTGGATCGCCGCCTAGACAAAATGGAAGATGTCCTGATTGAAATACGTGGTCACATCAGCAGAGAAAAAAGTGAAACCACAGAAAAGTATTTGAAGTGGGGCGGTGCTGTAATCATGGTGTTAAGCACCACCCTAATAGGTCTAGTGACCCATATGTTGTTGCGTTAGAAATTCTTGTTATAGAATTCTAGCACGTGTGCAATAAAGGCGTCCATATCAAATTGGCCGCCTTCCACAATCACACCATCTTCTAAGATGTGTATTTCAACCTTATCTGGATAATCCAGATCTGTGGTGATACTGATTGTTTTCAAATCCATGTTATTCTCCTGCAATGGCCAACACATTTTCCTCGGCAACAACAAAGTAAGTTCGGCCTTCATGAGTCATAGCACCCACAGTGTTCCATAACAACACAATGCGGTCGCCTACTTTGAATGGCTCTCGCACTTTGGGGCCAATTGATTCCACAACTCCAAACACCTGTTCACTGGCATCTCGCTGTAGAATAATACCTCCGGCAGTTTGCTTTACTTCCTCACTGCGACTAACTATAATTCGATCGTTTAAAGCTCTTAACATAATTTTTCCTTTATTTTGTATATTTTAACAAGAACATGGTCTTGGCTGGATCATCTTCGGGCCACACAGCATCAGCAAATTCTGTCACTGTCATGTCTTTGCCATTGAATGCCCACATGCTGGGATGATAACGTTGCATTTGAGCCATGTTGTATTGTTGTGCAAGTTGGTTGTTGGCCAACTGGCCTGAGCCATGATTGCTGAGTTGGCTTTGTTGATATTGATTGTAGGCCGCATTGAATGCAGAATTGGCCTGCTGTTGTGCCACTGGATTTGTGATAGAACCGGCAGCCTGAGATCCGAATATGGATTCAAATAAACCTGTCATGCATCTTCCCCTCGAGCAACGCATTTCAAGTAAGCAACACTGCCCCTAAGGGTAAAGCCGGCCTCCTCGTGCAAGCGCATAAAACTGGCTTGGTTTTCGCGAATACTGGTGCTGACCAGCACAGGAATCCCGCAAATTTGGCACCACGTGGACCACTGTTGTAGCATCTGTGCTACTAGTGTTAATCTCTGCCTTGCCGGCAAGGTCATGTCTACATGTGCAAATCTTGCTTCGGCCATTTCTTCTCTGGCATAGGTAGTGTAAGCACCTCTGCTCAACCAGCAATAGGCCATTAGTCGATTGTCTGTTCGGTTTCTAGCTACCAAAAGCTGTTCCATGTAGTAGCTATACATTTGCTTGATTATGGCACTGGCCACGTTCTTGGCAAACAAGCGGGGATCCGGTATGAAGAAGCCATCAATCTCTCCTTGAAAGTGACCCTGCGCCATGGCCACAATATCCGCAACATCTTCCAACTGTGCTAGATCCCACACCCAAGCATCTCTATCACTGACACTATACTTTTCCAACATAACATTCAATTCCTTGTAGTATGTTTATTTATAAATAACTTATAGAATGAGGTAATAATGGCCAATTTAAAGAATAGAACACTAGTTGGTAACCTTTGGGTTAACTTGGACTTTTGGAACAACCATTTGGTAGAAGATGCCAGCACAGGCTGCATCAATTGGAACGCCGGCATGCATCGTCAGGGCTATGGCTTTTGTGGCGGCATCAGAGACACAGACAAGAAAAAGGTCATGACAGTGACACATAGAATTGCCATGATGTTGCACTTGGGTCGTGCATTGACCGCGGATGAATGTGTGATGCACACATGTGGCAACAATCGTTGTTGCAATCCCTCACACATGTTTGTGGGCACACGCAGTGATCGAAGCAGACTCATGTATTTGAATGGCAATAAAAAATTCCATCCTTACTTGCGCAAATACAACAAGCCCTACAAGTGGACCGATGAAGAAATTCAATTCATGCGTGTGGCCACCATCGATGAGATCATGGCTCGTTTCAAATTAACAGATAGAATTCGCGCAAGTGGCATGCGCTGGAATGCCCGTAAACAATACAAATGGTTAAAATATGTCGAACAAAACTAAACCCGATCCCTTACAACAAAATCTTGCCGGCCTAGAACGTGCTGTGTATAAACTCATGCCGCAGTTTCAAGACACAGAAATACACGGCTTCGTCAACTGCATCATGGCGGGTTGGATACGCAATGGTCAATTCACGCCTGAATACATTGCTGCCGCAAGAGAAGCTGAACTCAAGCGCCAAGAAGAAGACGCGGCTGAAGCTAGAGCTCGAGCTGTGCGTGAATCTATTTCAGGTTCAAGCATAGGTAATCGAACCACCAGCGCCTTTTAATACTCCTGTATTATTTGCGGGTGGTTCAAAACCCGTAAATATTGCATGAGCATGTTAATAATACCAGATCGATGGCATGATGCCCGTGGCAGCACCGCACTCACACTGGCACAAAAATATAAAAAACCCAACACTTGGTTTCGTAGCAGTATCGCATGGTATGACTCTACTTTCGCACAAGAAAAAACCAAAGAACGATGCATCACTGCTGCCTTGATCTTCCCTAGAGATTCAGCCTGGCGCGAATTCACTGACAACTTGTGGACCATGGTTGTGTTGCCGGAACGAGAATCATGGGTAATGGTCATAGGCAACATGGCGGATCCTGTGCATTGGATCAGCCAAGCACAGGCTCGTGGTGCTCGTGCTTGGTATTTGGTCAGTGGCCAACCCCAGTTGTATCAATGGCGTGCCACAAAATACACAGACTATTCACAGACTACAACCACTGCTAGAACTCACAAATACAATGTTGATGAAATGACCAGTGATCTACAGCTGGGCGAGCTCAGTGATGAACAAATTGCCAGCCGACATGGCGTTTCACGCATGACTGTGCATAATCATAAAAAGAGATTGGGCCTGGTGGCCTTGGGTAGACCCCAAGGCAGGCCCAGCATGTTCACTGACGAACAACGAGAACTCATGCGTGCAGAATATCAGCAAGGTGGCGTGAGCATACGAGACATGGCTAGAAAATACCGGATCAGTGCCACTAACTTGGCTTATTTGGTAAAACGATCACCTCGAGTGATTCAAGTTCACGCGGCACGAAAACAAGATGAGTAAACCCACACAACCTGTGATTGCCAGCCATCAACGCGGTGCGGACATCACTGAGATACAAAGCTGTCAAGACAACAACATCTACACTGTGACCTATCGAGGACAGCCCTTTGCTCTTAGACAAAGAAATGCCACCGGCTATCCTGGTCCCAAATATCAACGCACAACATTTCCCACTCGAGGCTGGGCCGAGTTTCTGGCTGCCAAGTTGAATGATATGTTTGAGTGTGAAGACTTCGAAGTTGTTGTGATACAGATAGCATAAAAAAGCCCCCAAAGCTGGTTGGCAATGGGGGACCTTAAGAGGAAATAAAGTCTTGGCTACAAGACAAAAATATTTATTCAAACAATTGATTGAATGCATTGGGACTTGATCTCTGCGTTTGATCAAGTTCGGCCACCTCATAGGCCTGCTCACGTGTCAATGACATCCATGGCTCAGGTGTGGAGTCTGCATCAATCACCGGCATTTCGAACTTGTGCTTGGGATCTGGCTTTTCAGTTAGATTGCCATAACAACCCCATGGCGTTTTTGACTGCACTAGATCACGCCAATCAGCAAAGTTATCCATGTTGCTGTCCACATAGGTCAAGAACATCTGGCCTGTGGCAACATCATACCAATAGATGGCCCAGACCTCACCACCACGAAAGTTCCGGCTTTTGAATGGACCACGCCTGTCCATTAGGATCAATTGATCTTTGGATTCTCTGTTGTTAATTCGGCGTGTGATGTAGGGTTTATGTCGGGCCATTTTGATTACTCCTATAGTAAGTTTATTTAGCATTTAGAAATAAATTCGTGCTCTTATTTCTGCACTCAATGCCGACCAGTAATCGATGAGATTATGGGCCAAGTAAGCTTGTTCAGCCATGGTCATTGAGCCCGATTCTCTGTAGCCCTCGCAGATGTCCAAGATACTGTAAATTACTCGACCTGGCACCTGATGAGTTCTATCTAGACCTGACACAAATAATTTTCCTGTCTTGACCCATTCCGCTGTGGGGTATGCACTGGGTATTTGAATTCGAATGTCTTCAGTCAAGTGCTGTAGTTCCAAATGACATTCTTCTATAAAATCATATATTTGCATATGACCAATTAGTAGTTGAGATGATTCATTGTAGCACGAATATCTTTGGTAAACAAGCACTAACTTAGTCCATTCATATTAGGTCTCTTAGCGAGACCTGATCTGATTAAAACAGTGGCTTACGCCCCTTTGTTTTAATCGATCTGACCAATAACTGCTTGTGGCAAGTAAGGGTCAAGGATAAATCGCGTCAGCGATGTCTTGACCGCTTACACGACGACTGCGTCAGCAGGTGGCGTCTAAATGGTATAGTTAAAATCAAAAACATCATTGCTTGTCATTGTTCAATCAAAGGTTAGCAACACGCCTTTGGGAGAAAGGATGGCTAATGGCAGATATAGTTTATAGAGCCCTTTGCTAGATTCATTCGCTCTTTTATACCCTTGGCTTCTGCGGCCTTGCTGTCTGTTGATTATAGTCCTTGCGTCTGTGTATTAAGACTTTCGTCCCCTGCCTTTGGGCGAACCGCATTAGAGTTTAGATCTGTATACAAACCATGCTCTAGGTAATCAACAGCAACATCGAATTTGAGTTTGGCGTTATTGCACACCTGAATCAATTTCAACGGGTGAACCGTGTTTTAGTTCCTGCAAAGTTATTTATGCAAGCTAGACAATAACAGAGATAAATAAATTTAGAAGCAATGCAACGTTGCTTTGAGCTGTGTAGGGCCGCCATTTTGTTCCTATATACACCGATTAGTTCCTGCCATTACTAATCAAACTCCTGAAAGCATTACACAGCGGAGAAAGCCCTGCAAAACAGGGCTTTTCTTTTGGCCAATAATAATAACCCAAGAGAATTGACTTCGTGTCTAAATAGTAGTATAGTAAGTGATCTACAGGAGATATCATGAACAACTACCGCATACACTATGATAATTGGACCACAAAACAGTTCTTGGATTCAGGAGATCCTAGAACGCACGTGATCTATCAAGCCAGAAATGCTGCCGGTGCCATGCGCAAGTTCTATCAACATCACTATGGCTACACTGCTGACCGTATCGAACGAATTTGTCTAGGCGATGTCACCGAAACTATTGACCTACAAGAACATTTGCAGTATAATTAACTTGTGCAGGCAGCAATGATGCAGTCTGCACTTTTTGGTGATAGCAGATTGTGTGCGCCTTTCGAATCTGCGGGAACAGGCCTACGTCGAGTAGGCTTTTTCTTGAACAACAACCTAGGAACAACATGAGTCATATTGTAGCAAACTTGCCCCCAGTGAAATGTTTTGTGCGTAGAGAATTCCTCTACGACTTTGAAAAAGGTCACGGAGAACTTGAACCAGCTTGGTGGATATCAGTGAAGAGTCTTAGAGGCCAAGCCTTTCGCATCGAAGCATATCTCAATGAATACGGTGCACTCTATGACAAGTTACCCTTGCACGCCTACTGCTGGCGGCCCATTGAAGGTGAACCCTTGCCACTAGACTACTTGCAGTTATGGGATTGCCTCAGCTACGACATCACAGTGATCAAGAAGGCACAACTGCAAAGTATGAAGTGCAGATTCAAATTAAAAAACGGAGCCTGGATGACCGGAGAATACATGTTCACCATTGATTCGGCACATCCCGACTTCAATGTCTTGGACACAGGTTTCAGTGAAGATGTGGAAGATCACAAAAGCTACAATTTTATCCGGTGCGACAATGGACAGTTTGCCGCACAACCCAACAATAGAATGATCATACTAGAACCCAGCAGTAATCCCGGAACCCTAAAGCAACCAGACTTTAGGGTGGCCACTCGTCGTTGGAGTGTGGAGACTGATGCCAAATGGGCCTTGGGTGCAACTTCAACAGTGATGTATGAGTAAATGTCACGTTGACTGACCACAACAATCAAATTATAATAACTCTAGTGTGTGTGACATAGGGTTGCACACACTGGTTCGACTAGTTTGTGATTGATGTCGTGTTGAACCTTGATAGTGTGAACTAGCCCACTCCGGTGGGCTTTTTCTTGGCTGTTGCATAAAAACAACACTGAATAACCCATCAGATTGACGGGTTTCCTAAAACCTGCTATAATACTCATATGTTCAACGCAATTAGGAATTGGCAAAATGATTGATTTATTATTGTGGGCTGTCGTGTTTTTTGTTATGATAACAGGCGTGGTCATCATGTGGGGCCTAGTGTTCAAAGTAGTGGACATGGCATTCCGTCGTTTAGGTTTGTTTGATTAAGAGGTTGATCATGAAAATTGTTGCTGTCATTTCTGCCGCTACCGCTGTTTCGATAATGGCCTGTGCCGGAGATAAAATATCCGGCCAGAACATCAAATCCGAAATGTCCTATCCTTGTGACACAACATATTATTATCGCACCACAGAATCTGCAGGAGATCACAAGAAATTTTCTGTGAGATTGTTGGTCCAACCCAACAATGTCATGACCATACAAACTTCAACTAATCCATTTCCATCGTGGAGTGACAAAGAAGCTGTAAAATATACCGTAAGCAATAAAGTTATGTCAGGTTCGAAGTCATATGACACAGTGTCTGACAACAAAAAAACAAAATATAAAACCACCATTGACATGCAGGTCGATATGACCACCGGTGAATTTCAACGTCGCGAAGTGCGTGAAGTATACAATCAACAAGGTCAATTATTGCCTGGTGCTACCTACACTTTCGTTGGAGTGTGTAAATGAAAACTCCGGCCATACTTGCGGCAATGATCATGCTGTCAGCCTGCACGGCAGAAGCACAACCAGCACCCGCTGAACCAAGATGCACTAAATGGATATGGCGTAATGCCACTACTCCGGCCAAATACATTTGTTTGCACGAGGAATCACGACCAAAGCCAACAAAGACTAGAAATTAAAAACCTATACGAAAGTCGAAGTTTTGAGCCGCCGGATCCGGGGGCTTTTTTTATGGCCAAACAAAGGTAAATAAATTTAGAAATAACAATTTTTTTGGAATAGAAATGACAGACACAACACCAGTTAAACGTATAGGGGCCGGAAGGCCAAAAGGATCGAGCAGTAAGATCACCATCGACAGACTCCTAGATGCCATCGATATACAGTGTGGCAAGAACTTTGCCGAATTGCTAGCAGAAGGCTATCACGCCACAATCTTAGACAATGACAAGCGACTAAGGCTAGAGTATGAACGCATGTTCCTAGGCAAAGTTGTAGCAGACAGAGTCAGCCTGGATGTCAACGAAAGCGAAGAAGCTGTGGCAGCCAAGAAGTTGGCCTTTGCCGATGCTATCAAACAGTTAACTGGCATTGCCGAAGCCAACGTCATCGACGTAGCAAGTATCGAAAAAAACGATCATAAATAAAATTATGCCTTTAATCAAATCAACCAGTAAATCAGCGTTCTCCAAGAACATCAAAAGAGAAATTGCCGCGGGGAAGCCCCCTAAGCAGGCCGTGGCCATCGCGTATGCAACCAAGCGCAGTGCCGGTGGCAAATCCTCAAAGGCAGCAACCCCCAAATCCAAAGGAAAAATGAAATGAAAGCAGCAAGAGATCAAGGCGACAAAGGCCTAGACTTCAACGGCCAAGCAGGAACTGGTGTCAATCGTGGCAGCAATCCCTATGCAGGCAACATGCACCAATCAGGCAACCCGGACGCACTGATCAACAAAGGTCAAGGTCCACGTGGCGGCGGCACAGCAATGCCTGCGCTAGGACATGACATGTTCAAAGGTAAACCTGCACAGCGTCAAGCAGTGGGCGATGGTGCCACACGTGCAATGCCCAAAACTGGTGGCACAATGTTCAGCTATGGACGTGGACCCACCAAAGGCAACCAGAAGTAAGGATCGAAGAAATGAAAGCAACTAAACCCAACATGGATGCTTATCGCGGCGACCAAAGCCAAGATTTCCGTCGTAAAATCTCTGAGAACAACACAGCTGGATCAAAAGCTGTTGTAGTTCGCCAAGGCATCAAGGATGTCAATGCCGCACAAGGCCCTAGAACCGGCGTAGCTGGTCGTGCAGGCAAGCGTGCAGACTTCCTAGGCCGCAAAGACGAAGCACAGGCGCTAGCAGCCACAATTCAAAATGCCTACGCACAACGTCAGAAGCGTGACTACGCTGAAACAAACTGGTCCGGCGAAGGTGCTATCGAACAAAACGTGCCACCACGTCGTTTCAAGCGTTAATTAAACCTATACTCTGTGGGCCCACCGGCGCAGACGTGTCCTGTAAGAATCCAATTACCGGTGGATTTATTGTATTACAATTTGAAAGGAATAGACAATGAAAAAGAACTCCACCCCTGCTGAAGCCAGCAATCCATGGGATGATGCAGCCGCACAAGCCGACGCTGTCGTCACCCAAGACACTCCTGTATCAAAACCCCTACTAAAGCCTGCCGCACAAGCTGCCGACGTTGTTGCCACACAAGATCCTGGCTACGATATGGAAGGTTTGATGAGCGACTTCCCTACTGCCACAGAACTACAAAAGTTTGTATTCGATACCACAGGCACGGCACTTAACCTAAAAGGTCGTGCCAACAAACTAAAGTATCAAGTGGCCATGGACTGCCTCAACGGCTTACACGTGCCGCCAGAGTTTCTCAGCAAAGAGAATCCTTATCTAGATAAAAATGATCTAGTGCCTGAAGAGCCACTTAAGCCCATTCCCGCACGTGCTGCCAACCTGCCCAATCCTACACGTGTAGTCAATTACTTCCACACTGGCATGGTTCCACACCCTACCGCCGAATTACGTGCTCAAGGTGTTAACTTGGCCACAGTGTTTCGCAAGTATGACAATGGCGTTATTACATATGAAGTGTTAGGTCCTATTCAGCCAAGACCATGGGGTGAGAAGATCGACAAATTTGGTCGCACAAGGCCAGAACTGATCAAATGGGATGATCCCAGAACCGGCGAACAAGTGGTTAAGAACACAGACGGCAACTACACACGCATTGGTCAACGCCTACGTGCCATCATGATGACAGCCAAATTTGGCAACGGTAACTTCTGGGACAAATATGTGGATCGCGACTTTGCAAGTGTGGATCAACATGTGCTAGACAACCCATGGGACTTGGTGGGCGATGACGCTAGCGCCACTTAAGCCACGAGCAGATCGGCAATTGGAGGATACACGTATTCTCCAAAAAGTCAATGGTGCACATCGTGAAGCATTTGCAGCCAAATACGACGGTCAGATCGAACACATTTTACGTTTGCTTTGTGAACGTTTACACAATGGGTTAGACAAACGCGATGGTGTGGACATCTCGGATGTTGCTACATGGCGTTTGACTCCCAGCGAGCTTGCAGATTTAAGCGAATCAGTATATCATATGCATTTAATTCGCGAAAGCTTAAAGGATCGCAATGCAAAAACTGGAATATAAAGTATATGTGCATCGTCGTTTAGACACCGATGCGGTATTCTACGTAGGACATGGAAGACATGCTAGGCCATGGGCAATTAAAAGAGGACGCAGTGCGGCATGGACTGCTGTTTACAACAGTGTTGGCCGCCGAGTAGAAATTGTTGCACGTTATGCCGACAAAGATTCCGCGGCACAGCATGAAAAAGATCTCATTGCTTCTTATCGCCTGCAGGGCGCGGCATTGGTAAACATCAAAGAAGGCGGCCATGATCGCAATATAGGTTGTGCTAAATCTTTGGCCTCGCGTGTTAAGATTAGTCGTGCTCGTCTGCAGACCAACGGTAGTGCCAAATCGATCGAGACGCCCCTAGGGCAATTTCCTTCCATGGCACAGGCTGCACAAGCACACGGAATGAGCTTAGATCAAATATATTATAGAGTGCGCAAGCATCCTGATTATAATCTATGTTAGACCCCAGCTTGTTAATGCGTCATGCTGTGTTACATGCCTGCGCAGAATTTGACATCAAGCCCGATGCCATATGGACCATGCCCACTGAAGTGCGCGATCGCTTCGAAGATCTAGCAGGGGAGATTGCCAGTGACATGCGCTACAATCAATTGCGTTACTTCAGACCTTTTGATCACCAACGCAGATTCTTTCGCACTGGTGTAAAGAGTCAACGTAGAGGCATTCTAGCTGCCAATCGTATTGGTAAAACTGTTTCGACCTGCTATGAAACTGCCATGCACTTAACTGGCTTGTATCCCGACTGGTGGGATGGACATCGTTATGGTGGTCCTATCACTGCAATGGTGTCAGGAGAATCGTGGGAACAGGTGGCACGTGTGTTGCAAGATGAATTGCTGGGCACCAAAGACGTCAAACTCAAAGACAACATAGGCACTGGTGCCATTCCCAGAAACAATATTGTAGCAGACACCATGCGTAACGATGGTGCCAACTGCTTGGGCGTGGAGATACGTCACTTAAGTGGTAGCAACAGCTATTTGTTGTTTGCCAACTACACACAAGAAGTTCGCCAAATGCAGGGATTCAAACTTAACCTGGCCGTTTTTGACGAGCAACCACCCGATGATTTCTTTTCTGAAATTGTTACGCGAACTGCCACCACACAAGGCATGGTCATGTGCAGTTTCACACCCTTGAAAGGTCTTAATGGCCTAGTATCAAAGTTCTGGTATGGTGAAGATGGCTACGAACATATTCGTGTGAGCTGGGATGATGTTCCTGAATACGATCCATGGGGCGAACCATTCTTGCTAATGTCAACTAGACAACAGTTGGAACGAGATTACTTGCCGCACGAACGAGATGCACGTAAACATGGTAAGCCTGTGTTGGGCAAGGGTGCTGTGTTTTCTATTCCCAATTGGCCAACATACAAGACTGGTGAATATGATTTTAAGAACATCCTGGGTATCGAACGTGTTATTGCCTTGGACTTGGGCTTGGTCAACGACAAGACTGTGATCAGCTTAATGTATTGGCACCCCAGAGAAAGAGAAGCTTGGTTGCACACACAGATAGTTGTGCGTGGCATAGAAGAAGCCAATCCTGTAAACTGGGTCAATCATCTAATGCGGCCCGAAGTATTTGGCACACCCATTGTGTTGCCTGCCGATGCTGGCACTGCTGGACGCTACACAATGTCAAGCTTGAGTATTAGAGAACTATTTGAACAGTATGGACTCAATGTTTATCACAAGCCTATAATGAATCCCATGGACTCAGAAGGGCGAGTAACCAATCACAAAAGTTATGGTATCAACGTTATGCGACAAATGCTGGAGCTGGGCACATTACACGTCAACGAAAACTGCACAGAGTTTCTCAAAGAAGCTGCCAATTACTACGTAGATCCACACGGACGCTTCAGTGATCCTGATGACTGTATAGATTCGGCACGTTATGCTGTGTTAGCTTGCTTGCAGGAAATCACAGAACCCTATGATTCTAAAAATCCACGTCAAAGAATGGCCGAAGTGCGCGAACAATACTACACGCGACGCGACAATGAAGGTGCAAAGCCCGAGTGGAAGAAGACTTACAGCCCTAGTGGACGCTAGTTTAAGCCGGACTAAATAATACATAGATCTGGATCCAATACAATGCTTGATTATAAAAATTTTATTACCATAAACACTGCCACAGCAAAAGGGCGCATGGCCCGCTTCATGGATATGAAAGCCCTGCTGGACCAGAAATGTGCCGCTAACCTGCGTTTGTTAGCCACTAAGAACAATATTAACAGGGCTAGTGACTACCATTATTTGGTGCTAGCTGTTACACAGTCGACAGAACCAGTCAACGGTATTGATTACATTCACCCTGTGGTCAAACCTATCGTAGATTATGCAACGAGTGTAATCAACAAAGGCCTGGCACCCAACGGTGAAGTGCGTTTTGAGTTTGTGCCCGATGGAGTCGATGACGAATCAGCCGCACGTCAGGCCACAGAAATGGTGTCAAAGATCATCAACGTGCAAAATGAGCCGCACACCATACTTCAGCATTGGATTCAAGACGCTGCCTTGCACAAAAATGGCGAAATGTTGATTAGTCCCATACGCGAACAAATCACACGCTATGTCACAACGTCGGGCACTGCCAGCCAACTACAAGCTTTTGAAGCACAGGCAGCAGACTCGGGCTTGACAGCTACACGCCAAAGCCGTCGAAAAATTGATGTCAACATGGAAGCTGTGTTGGCAGAAACAAAACAGGCAGCCGATGCCAATTTTGAATTAGACAAAGAGAGTTTTGTCAAGGCGCACATTGCCAGCATGGCACCCGAAGATGAAATTGTCGACGTAGACTTCGCCGAAGCCGAAATGCCCACACAGGCTGGTGCCGCGGATGCAGTCATGGACGAATTACAAGCCAGCATTGCACGTAATACAGTGTATGAAGCCAAGTATAAACTAGTTGGTTATAACTTAAAGATTCAATTCCGCCCTATTGCACAACACTATTGGATGTGCAACCCCACAATCATCAACATACAAGATCAAGACTTCTGCGGATTCTATGATCCAATGAGCATTGCTGAAGCCACAGAAAAGTATCCCGGCATCAACCTAGAAGAATTCCAAAAGTATGCTGAGTATAGCAACGTGGGTGCTTACCAAGCCGGCAGTTTATTAAACAACTTGGCCTTACACGCACGTGACTCGGTGCCTATCAATGGTTTACCAGCAAGTGGTTATGCCGCACAAGATGCCAATGCACGACAAGTAACTATCTTAACAGTTTGGAACCGCTATGACATCGATGGCGATGGTGAGCTAGAGCTTATCGAAACTATCTATTCAGGCAACTATGTTATCTCTACCAAAGAAGTTGAATTCATTCCTGTGGCCAACATGTGTCCCAAGCCCTTGGCACAAAACTTCTATGGCATGAGCATTGCAGAATCAGTAGTGCCCATGCAAGAATACGCAACGTCGGGCCACAGAGCAGAGATCCAATTGGGTCTATTAACTGCCACGCCACGTTATGGTGTCAAACCCGATCGCGTTGACTTTGAAATGTTGCAGGATGGCGAAGCTGCCATCTTTATCTTGGATAGCAAATTTGATCCCAGCACAGACGTTTGGGCTTTACCTCCACCCAACGGCAATCTAAGCTTCATTGAAACTGCACTCACACGCTTGCAGAACGACACAATGGCCATGATTGGCATGACCACACCACAGGACACATTCAATCCTGAAGTCATGGCAGCTGGCAATTCAGGTCTCAAACTGCAATTAGCCTTAAGCCCCAATCAAATCATACAAGACAACACTGTGCGCAATGCCGCAGAAGGCTTGAAAGAAGCTATTTGGTTGGTATGGAGAACATTGATACAATATTCGGATGACTACGGCGTTAAGAAATTGGCTGCCAGTTGCCATCCTGACAAAACTCCTGTGTTCTTAGATGGACAAAGCTATGATGAAATGAATTTCTGTGACCGTGCTGCCATTCATTTGGACTTGGCCCTGGGCATGAAGTCAGAAGAGAACAGCCTACAACGCCTGCAGATCATCAAGCAGACACAAACACAATTGTTTGGCGAAGTGCAGACACTGCTACAAAGCGGTGCCCTAAGCCCAGAAATCTTTAAGAAGATTCGCAAGCCCTACGAAGATACATTGTATACCTTAGGTGTCAAAGACTGCGACGTTTACTTGCCTACCGAAGAAGAAGTAATGAAGTTGGTCAAACAAGCACAAGAAGCCGGCGCTAACCGAGAACCAAGCGCAGACGATCAAGCTAAACTAGCACGTGCCAAGCTCGACAATGCTAGAGCAGAAGAAATTACTTTAGACGTGCAGGGTCAAACTGCAGACAAGCAACTGGAAGCAGTGAGCTTGTTGGCAGAAGGCAAGGCAGCCCGATACTAAATAAATTTAATATAATTGTATAGAATAGAATGTTAAAAGCCGAAGCAGTCGATGCATTTAATGCTAGACTTAAAATTGACCCGAGTAGTATAAAGAAGATGACCACAAGCCAGCTAGATGCTGTTAGGGTTTGGGGTAGCAACGCCGAGAATCTATTGCGTAATCGAGACTTGGCACAGTTTATACATGAATACAAGTTCGACCTTGCCGATACCCTGGCAGATATCAAAGGGCACAGCGAGGAAGATGACAAACGTCGCATAGCAGTCGCTAACAAGATTGCCGGCGTAGATGATTTTATTGCACTGCTTAAAAGAGCAGTGTATTATAAAAACCAATCCGTAAGTATACAGAACACCACTGTAGACCCGGAAGAATAAGGAAAATTTAAATGACAACAGCAACAGCTGACGGACCTAACGCTACCAGCGCGGCCACCGTCCAAAATCCAGTTAGCGATGAATCATTGTTTGCTAAAATGACCGCCATGCGTAATCAAGTAGCAACAACAGAGCCAACCGGGACAGGTTCAGAGAAATCAGCGCCTGTGGTTCCCCAAGGTAGTGAAGTCTTAGACGACAATACCGAAAGCATAGAGCCAGAAGTTGACCCCACAGAGGAATATGGAATTGAAGAAGCCTCCGAAGAATCAAACAGCCCCTCAGAAGAGGTAAGCGATGATAATTCGAC